GGTATGATTATGATACCCGCACGGTAGCTGTGTCAACGGGTTTTCCCCAGGCAATGGTGACTTTGTGACACCGTAGGGGAAGCAATGCTCACTTGCAGGGTGCAGAACAGTGAGACAGAATCGGCGCGTTTTCATCGCGCCCCTGCACATGCCCAAGAAGCAACCCGACGCCCTGGCGATTGAGTACCGACCGCTAGATGCGCTGATCCCCTACGCCCGCAACAGCCGCACGCACAGCGAGGCCCAGGTCGCGCAGATCGCGGCCAGCATCCGCGAATTCGGGTGGACGAACCCCGTGCTGGTGGACGAGCAGCAGACCATCGTGGCCGGCCACGGGCGCGTCCTGGCCGCGCAGAAGCTGGGCCTGGAGTCGGTGCCCACCATCACCCTGGCAGGGCTGACGGACGCCAAGCGCCGGGCCTACGTCATCGCGGACAACAAGCTCGCGCTGAATGCCGGGTGGGACGAGGAGATGCTGAAGGTCGAGCTGCAAGAGCTGACCGACGCCGGCCTCGATGTGGGGATGGTCGGCTTCTCGCCCGAGGAGCTGAATGTCCTGTTCAACGGCTGGCAGTCCGACATCGACGTGGTGGACAAGCACGGCGAGAACACGGACGGGATCGGTGGCGTGGTGAAGATCAAGGTCGCCAAGGGTGACGAGGAAATGGCGAAGGAGGCCATCACCAACGCCCTGGACGCTGCCGGCGTTGAGTATGAATTCGCCTGACGAGACGCCCGGCAAGCTGAACGTGCTGGTGGCGTACCCCTACGTCACCGACGGGATCGTCGCGCAGATGCGGTCCCGCCAGGATTCAGTGAGGTTCGTTCTCGACTCTGGCGCCTTCACGGCCTGGAAGGCCGGCAAGCCGATCGCACTGGACGACTACTGCCGCTTCATCGAGCGTCTGCCGATCCAGCCCTGGCGGTACTTCACGCTCGACGTGATCGGCGATCCTCACGCCAGCATGGCGAACTACGAGGCCATGCTCAAGCGCGGGTTCAAGCCCGTGCCCATCTTCACCCGTGGTGAAGACCCGAGCGTGCTGGACGACTACTACAAGACCAGCGACGTGGTGGGCATTGGCGGCTTGGTCGGCACCCAAGGCAACAAGGGGTTCGTCAACGGGATCATGCGCAAGGTCGGCCAGCGCCGGGTGCATTGGCTGGGCTTCACGAACATCGACTTCATCAAGCAGTACCGCCCCTATATGTGCGACTCGTCCACCTGGGAAGCGGGGGCAAGGTTCGCGGCGATCAAGCTCTACATGGGTGGCGGCAAGTCGATCACGTTGAAGAAGACCGATTTCCAAAAGAGCCCTGACCCGAGAGTCCTTGAACGCCTCAAGAAGCTGGGCGTGAACCCCTACACCCTGGCAGCGAATGGCGCCTGGGCTGGTGGGTTGAGCGTCAATCGAACCCTCTGCGCCGCGAGTGGTGTCGCGCTTTCCGTGGATGTCGAGCGGAACCTGGGCACCAAGGTTTTTCTCGCGCTCACCACCGAGATGGCTTTGCGCCTTGTCGCCAGCCAGTACGAATATCAAACCGAAAGGAAGGCAGCATGAAGAAGGCGATGGTGGTCTTGTCCGGTGGACAGGACTCAACGACGTGCCTCTATTGGGCCAAGGCGGTGTTCAAGGAGGTGCACGCCGTGACCTTCGACTACGGGCAGCGCCACGCGCTGGAGCTGGACGCCGCTCGCAACGTCGCCAAGATGGCCGGGGTGGTGTCGCATGAGGTGGTGCAAGTCCCCGGTGTGCTGCGCAGCCGGTCCCCGCTCACCGACCCGTCGGTCGAGCTGGAGACCTACTCAGACTTCGACAGCATGGACGCCATCATCGGCGACCGGGTGGAGCTCACGTTCGTGCCGATGCGCAATGCGTTCTTCCTCACCCTGGCGGCGAACCTCGCCCTGGCGCGGGACTGCTACCACCTCGTCACCGGGGTCTGCCAGCAGGACAACGCCAACTATCCCGACTGCCGGCAGACGTTCATCGAGTCCCAGGAGCGCACCATCAACGAGGCGCTGGGCATCGACACCTTCCGCATCCACGCCCCGCTGATGTCGCTGTCCAAGGCCGAGATCGTGCGCTTCGCGCAGCAGATTCCCGGCTGCATGGACGCGATGGCCTACTCGCACACCTGCTACGCCGGTCAGTTCCCGCCGTGCGGTGAATGCCACTCTTGCGTCCTGCGGGCGCACGGGTTCGCCCAGGCCGGTGTGGCCGATCCCCTGGTGGTGAGGGCCGCGCAATGAAGACCGCCACCGCCATCGCCGAGCGCATCCGGTCTGCCGGTGGGTCGTTCTTCGCCAACGACAACATCGCCCAGCACCTTGAGCCTGGGGAACTGGAAGCCCTGGAGCGCGAGCTGGTGGACACGATGGGGGCCGTCCTGCGCGGCTTGGTGATCGACACCGAGAACGATCACAACACCCAGGAAACCGCCAAGCGCATCGCCAAGATGTACGTTCGCGAGGTCTTCCGGGGGCGCTACCAGCCCATGCCCTCGGTCACCGACTTTCCCAACGCCAAGCACCTGGACGAGATTTACACCATCGGCCCGATCACCGTCCGGTCGGGGTGCTCGCACCACATGGTGCCGATCATGGGCAAGGCCTGGGTCGGGGTGCTGCCCAGCGAGCGGGTCATCGGCATCTCCAAGTTCATCCGGCTGGTGGAGTGGATCATGGCCCGCCCGCAGATACAGGAGGAGGCCACCGTCCAAGTCGCCGACCTGATCGAGCAGCTCATCAACCCCAAGGGGCTGGCCATCGTCGTGCGGGCGCAGCACCAGTGCATGACGTGGCGCGGGGTGCGCGAGACGGACACCTCCATGACCACCTCGGTGATGCGCGGCGTGTTCCTCACCAACCCAGCCGCCCGCAGCGAGTTCTTGAAACTGATCGAGGGCCAGCCATGAGCTACCAATCGACCAAGACCTACGGCAACCACATCGGCATCTCGGCGGCGTTCCGCCAGTGGAAGGCGCACTCCCACTGCCAACTGATCCACGGCTACGCCCTGGGGTTCAAGTTCGTGTTCGAGGCCGACGAGCTGGACGAGCGGAATTGGGTGGTGGACTTCGGTGGGCTGAAGTCGCTCAAGGGCATTCTGGAGGACACCTTCGACCACAAGGTGGTGGTGGCCGAGGACGACCCGCACCTCGACTACTTCCGCCAGGGGCACGACCTGGGCGTGCTCGAGCTGGTGGTGGTGCCCGCCGGCGGCTGCGAGAAGTTCGCCGAACTGGTCTACGAGGTCACCGACCAGTGGCTCAAGGACGCTGGCTTCGCCCCCAGGGTGCGGCTGGTGTCGGTCGAGGTCATGGAACACGGCGCCAACAGCGCCATCTACACGGGCAAGTCATGAAGTACCCGGTCAATGAAGTCTTCCAGACGATCCAGGGCGAGGCCACCTGGACCGGCACCCCGTCGGTGTTCATCCGCCTCCAGGGCTGCCCCGTGGGCTGCGCGTGGTGCGACACGAAGCACACCTGGGACGTGGAGCCCATTGACCGGGTGACCATCCCGGTCATGCTCGCCAAGGACGTGGACGACCGCCATGTGGTCATCACCGGGGGCGAGCCGTGTCTGTACGACCTGACACCGCTGACCGCCACCCTGCTGGACGCCGGCTACACCGTGCAGATCGAAACCTCGGGCACGCACGAAGTCCGGGTGGACGACCGGGCCTGGGTCACCGTGTCCCCCAAGCTGGACATGCCTGGGGGCTTCGACGTGCTGGACTCCGCGCTGGCCCGCGCCGACGAGATCAAGCACCCGGTGGGCAAGGGCGCGGACTACGACAAGATGCGCGAGCGCATCCTGCCCCGTGTTGCCCAAGGGGTGCCGGTGTGGCTCCAGCCCCTGTCGCAGAACCGCACGGCCACCGCCCTGTGCGTCAACTTCGCCACCCAGCACGGGCACAAGGTGTCGATCCAGACGCACAAGTTCATCGGGGTGCGCTGAGTGACCGACTGGCCCACCCTGCGCCGCGAGTACGTCAACGGCTCCCTGCAACTCAAGGAGCTGGCGGAGAAGCACGGGCTGAAGCCGGCGACCGTCCGTGCGCGGTCACACCGGGAGGATTGGGAGGCGGAGCGCAACGCGGTGCAACGCGCCGTCACGCACGTTGCACAAGCACGGCTGACCGAGGATCGGGCCACCGCCCTGGCGCGATTCAACGACGACGACCTCAAGGTGGCGCGGGCGATCAGAGGGAAGGCGGCCTCGATGCTGGCCACGGCGAAGTCGCCCGCAGACCTCCGCGCCCTGGCGTCGGCGATGGGCGAGGCGCAAAAGATCGGACGGCTGGCCCTGGGGGCCACCACCGACAACACCGGGCTGAGTGACCCGAACGGTGGGCCGATCCCGCTGACGAACGTGCCCGTGGGCGAGTACCTCAAGGCTCGCGCCCAGGTACTGCAAGACTACTGACGGCGGTGGAAGACGCACGGCGGCTCGCCATCCGGCTGGAGGCGCAGCAGGACTTCTACTTCTTCGTCCGCTATATGTTCAAGGCCCGCCGGGGCTATCGGTGGGCGCACAACTGGCACCACCAAGTCGTCTGCGATGCCCTGATGCGCGTCTACCGGGGCGAGTGCACGCGGCTCATCATCAACATCCCGCCCAGGTACTCCAAGACCGAGCTTGCGGTGGTGTGCTGGATGGCGTGGTGCCTGGGGCACTACCCCGACGCCGAGTTCATCCACACCAGCTACAGCGGCACCCTCGCCACCACCAACGCCTTCGCGGCCAAGCTGATGGTGGAGTCCGAGGAGTACCGCGACATCTTCCCCGACGTGCACATCCGGCCCGACAGCAAGGCGAAGGCGGATTGGCGCACCACCGAGGGCGGGATCGTCTACGCCCAGGGCAGCGGCGGCACCATCACCGGCTTCGGTGCCGGCAAGATGCGCGACGGGTTCGGCGGCGCCATCATCATCGACGACCCGCACAAGGCCGACGAGGCGCGGTCGGACGCGATGCGCAAGAACGTCATCGAGTGGTTCGGCAACACCCTGGAGAGCCGCAAGAACGGACCCGACACCCCGATCATCCTCATCATGCAGCGGCTGCACGAAGCCGACCTCGCCGGGTTCCTCCTGGCGGGCGGCAACGGTGAGCAGTGGGAGCACGTCATGGTGCCCGCCATCAGCGAGACAGGCGAGGCACTGTGGCCGGCCAAGCACACGCTGGAGCAGCTCCGCACAATGGAGCGGGCGAACCCCTATGTGTTCGCCGGCCAGTACCAGCAGCGCCCCGCACCCTTGGCGGGTGGTGAGTTCAAGCCGGACGCCATCGGCACCATCGACGCCATCCCGGCGGGCACCCGGCTGGTCCGCGCCTGGGACTTCGCCGGCACCGACAACGACGGCGACTGGACGGCTGGGGGTCTGCTGGGGGCCATGCCGGACGGGCGCTACGTCATCGGCGACATGGCCCGCTTCCGTGCTGGCCCGGAGGTGGTCGAGGCCACCATGAAGGCTACCGCGCAGCGCGACGGCAAGAACGTCATCGTGTCCATCCCGCAAGACCCCGGACAGGCCGGCAAGGGTCAGGTGCGCCAGTTCACCCGCACCTTGTCGGGGTTCACCGTGTCATCGAAGCCGGTGTCGGGCGACAAGATCACCCGCGCCCGGCCACTGGCCGCCCAGGTCAACGTGGGCAACGTCGTCATGCTGCGCGGAGAGTGGAACCAGACCCTCATCAACGAGATGCGAAACTTCCCCAACGGGCTGAACGACGACCAGATCGACGCCCTGTCCCTGGGGTTTGACTACCTCACCGACAACACCCTCGGACTGCTGGACTACTACCGCCAACAGGCGGACGAAGCGGCCCGCATGAGGGCGGCCACACTGGCAACCTAGACGGGCGCTGCCGTCTGCGACCACAATGGCGACCCAGGAGATAGCACAAATGGCACGAGAAGGCACCGCAACGCCCGTCGATCCGGGCCTGATCGCCCGCTTGGTGCAGGGCGTCCGGTACACGCTCACCGGGGTCAAGCCGGACAACTGGTTCGGCCCGAACCAGCCCTTGGCGCCGGTCGCCCAGGAGCAGGCGCTCGGTCGCCAGATCGACTACCAGAGCGGCATCAACCTGCGCACCACCCCGCGTGCCAACGAGGCGATCAGCTTCGAGCACATGCGCGGCCTGGCCGACGGCTACGACTTCCTGCGCTTGGTGATCGAAACCCGCAAGGATCAGATGTGCTCGCTGCGGTGGACCGTGCGCCCCAAGGACGAGAAGGTCGCGCCGGACGACCGCTGCCACCAGATCGAAGCCTTCCTGGCGATGCCCGATCAGGAGCACGACTGGCCGACGTGGTTGCGGATGCTGCTGGAAGACATGCTGGTGCTGGATGCGGCCACCATCTATCCCCGCAAGACGCGAGGCGGTGAGCCGTACAGCTTCGAGCTGGTGGACGGCGCCACCATCAAGCGCGTCATCGACGAGACGGGCCGCACGCCGCTGCCGCCCGACCCGGCCTACCAGCAGGTGCTCAAGGGCTTGCCGGCGGTGAACTACAGCCGCGATGAGCTGATCTACGCGATGCGCAACCCGAGGACGAACCGGGTCTACGGCTACTCGCCGGTCGAGCAGATCATCATGACAGTGAACATCGCCATGCGGCGGCAACTGTCCCAGCTCCAGTACTACACCGAGGGCAACATCCCCGAGGCGATGATCGGCGTCCCCGACACCTGGAACCCGGACCAGATTCGGCAATTCCAGGACTATTGGGACTCCATGCTGGAGGGCAACACCGCCGCCCGGCGCCACGCGAAGTTCATCCCCGGCGGCATGGACGTGCACGAAACACGCCCCGACATGATGAAGGACGTGTTCGACGAGTGGCTGGTCCGCATCATCTGCTTCGCCTTCTCGATCAGCCCCAGCTCGATGATCGCCCAGGTCAACCGAGCGACCGCCGAAGTCTCCAAGGCCACCGCCGACCAAGAGGGCATCTTGCCGACGATGCTGTGGGTCAAGTCGGTGATGGACCTGATCGTGGCGCGGTGGTTCGGCGCTCCCGATCTGTGTTTCCAGTGGGCGACCGCCGACGACCTCGACGCCAAGACGCAGGCCGACATCCACGCCGTCTACCTCACCGCCAAGGTGCTGACCGTGGACGAGGTGCGGGCCGACCTGGGGCGCGATCCGCTGTCGCCCGAGCAGCGCGAAGAACTGTTCCCGCCAATGCCCGAGCCGCTCGCCATCGCGGCCAAAACGCCCGAGGACGAGGCCAAAGACGAGGAAGCCCTGGCCGCCCGCGTCAAGGCGTCGATGCCGGACGTGCACCACCACATCAACGTGGCCGCGCCGCAAATCACGTTGCCCGCCATGCCGGACATCAAGATGCCGGACATCAGGATGCCCGACATCAAGGTCGAGGCGCCCATCGTCAACATCCAGCCGCCCGAGGTGCTGGTGGACATTGGCGCCACGACCGTGAACGCACAGTTCGACCACCGCCGCCCCGTCGAGGCCTCGCCCCCGCGCAAGGTCACCAAGACCATCGTGGCCGAGCGCGACAAGGACGGCAAGCTGGTCGGCAAGGTCGTCGAAGTCAGCGAGGACGACGGCTCGACCGTCACCAAGACCATCAAGACCGAGCGCGGCGCTGACGGCTCGCTTTCTGGAACAGTCACCGAGGAGTAACCCATGCCACTGAACACCCAACTTGCGAACGCCACCGTCAAG